GAATGTTTCAAAGGTTAGATTTGGAGTTCCTACCTCTACATTCAAATTTTTGATTGCCGTCCAGCCCTTGATCGTTTTCTCCAAATAGGGAAACCGATCCTTGTGGAACAACCACTGGATTTGCTTTTCGTCCAAGGTTCCTTCCTCCAGTCTAAACTCTCTTAAAAGACCATTTAAATCGTATTTAAAAAACCAAACAACTTTGCTGTTTTGCCCTGTAACTGTATATGTGGTAAAAGCATCCATCACGATAGCAATTGATTGATTTCTCCGGCACGTTTTAACGCTACTGTGCGCTCATATCCATAAGGAAGGTGTGAAGCAATGCCGCGAATGTAAACCTCAAGGAAAAAGGCTTCAAACGGTTCCAACTTGATTGGGAAATCTTCCTTTTTGTGTATGCCTATTTGCCGTGTGAGCTGCTTTTTGGAAAGTTTTTTTGCTACCTGAAGTAATACGGAAGGCATTGCCTTTTCTGCATCACCAATATGTATTTCTGGATAGTACAATTCACGATAGTTCCAAATGGTGTTCAAGGCTTTTAGGCTTTGAAGCGTAAAATCCAAGGAGATGGGTGTGAGTAAGTTTTGAAACTGTGGCGATTGTTGCTGTTGGGTATTCATTTTTTAAAATTTGCGGTTCTACGATGGCATCAATTCTTATATTTTTGTTTTCTTCCCGGAGACGGGCAATTTCTTCTATCAATTTGTTTTCTGCAGCTCGGGTTATTGGTTTGCAAAGCCGGGCATTTTGCTTATAGTTTTTGTAACTATGTTTCAACAGAAAATCTGTGTAACCTTTTATAAGGTTTTCATTCTGTTGGTATTTCTCACGGAGTGTCATTGCTAATCTTTATATCCAATTGCGGTAAGATTTGAAGGAGAACACAAAAGGTTTTCACCTGTTTCTTTAAATTTCTCATCGATGATTTTAACTTGCAGCTTTTCAGCTTTCAAATCATTATTGTCTTGATAATAGACATATCCCTTTTTACCGGATTTTGTTTTAACTATTATTGCTTTTTTCATCTACAATCAGTTTCAGGTTCGGTTAAATGCTTTCCGCATAGCGCACAGGCCGTTACGGTTGTTTCACAGTTTACAATTTCCTGCAGTATTTTTGTGTAATGCGCCATTTCGGGGTGCTTGCAGTATCCTGTGGTTCTGGGCGCTGCATAGTTGTCGTTCCAATCCAAGTCTGGATCCTTATCATCAAAACATTTATTTGCCAAAAACATAAATATGACAATGATCAAAATGATAAGTATTACTATGTACCAATACCAACTCATTTGTATCTGCTTTTTACGATTCCCTCCAGGGCAATTATGGTTTTGTTCACTTCACTACCGGCCATTTCTAAAAGAGGTTTTTTAACCGGAGCGCGAACACTCTTCAAAAAATTAGAAAACCAATCAATATCGGCCACATCCTTATCGTGCTTTGGTGAAAACTTGGTGTGGCCAGCTTGCTGAATAAGTGATAGGATTTTGCGGTGATCCTTTCGGGAAAAATCAAATTTTCCCCAATGGGTTGTTAGCTTATTGATGAGTTGCTGCGCCTGGCTTACCGTTAAATCGGTAGTGCTTACCCTTTTTTTGTCCTGGGTGATTTGAAAAACGAGGTCTGCCTTTAGTTCGGCATTGTATCCTGTAAGTTTTGCGAGTTGTATTCGTTGTTGCGATGTTGATTTCATTTATTAGCTTTTAAGTTGATAAATGGTATTTATTAGCTTTTTTTTAAAAACCGGGGATATCGCTCCCCGGCACGCGGGCGGTTTTCTATGGCTCTCTATAACTTTAAAGCTTTTAAGCATCGCACTTTGTAGCCGCAAACAAATTCGATTGCCATTTCAAATTTGAGTTTGTTCCGGGCAGAGGTACGCAACCCGGAACGGCATCCCTAACCGCTTATAACTTTATCAGCATTTCATTGAGCACTCTTCACTGGGATGTGACCGGTACAGGAATCGAACCTGCATTGAATCCATCTTTAAAAAAATTCCCCAATTAATTTAAATATCTCCGGTCGGGTTGAACTGTATCGTAGTTCGTACGGTCGTTATCTACCTTAGGGCTAGTCGTCTTACGGAACGCGGACCCATTTAACAGCCTACCACCATTGAAAAAAATATCCATTTACACGGACCGGGCACCACGGTGGAGAGCCACAGGCAAATCATTCATCAAGAGTCCGGACAAGGTTCTTTAAATTCCCGCGTACGCCCGCCATTTTGCTGTATATGCCTTCGGAATTCACGGCTTTCGCTTACCGTGAGCTCTTCGCTTGCTATCCATTTATTATTTGCATCCCGGTAAACCAATTTTCCATTTACCAGACATTGGTCTTCTTGTGGTTGTGTTATTGTTACTTTCATTATTGGCTTTTTTTAAGGTGTGGAATGAAATGTTTGCGTTGGCATCATCCAGCATCTGCTGTAGTTTTTTTTCGTTTGTCATGGATTTCGATTTGGGTTATTGGGTATTTCCATTGGCGCTCTTCGCCTTGTTGATTTTTGAAGATGAGTAGGTCATCGGGTTTCAGTTCGGGAATCAAAGCAGGATCAACTGTTGATCCCGCCCAGATTCGCGTCTGTAGGTTTGCTGAAATTACTTTTCCGGATGCGTCCAGGTTCCAATGAAGGCAGTCCTGCATCATATCCTTAAAGTGGATTGTGAACTTAATTTTAGGGGATTGTTGTTTTGACATTTTGCGATTGTTTAAACGTTATTTAAAGGCTTGAAAATTGAAGGGAGACATCTCTCCAGCGCTTCTTTTCATCGCGCACGTACAGGCGACAATACAGCGATGTACCAACAACTCTTTGGCAGTTTTCCAATTTGTCAAACTCTTCAATGAGATTGTCATCGCCAAGTTCGCGCACTTGCTTTCGGGCCTTTGCCAAAAGCTTTGGATCATACTCTCCTTTGGTTCCCTTGATCAAGAGACCGTCCAGAAGGTTGTACATACCTTTATGGCGTGCCTCAAATTTTTCACGGAAAATATCCTTGATGGCATTGATGTGCACGGTTGCCTCTTCGGTAAACTCGAAGCGCTCTTGACGGTCCACGGTTACCTTTACAGTATCTTCCTCATTTTTTAGGCTGAAGGATTTGGTTTCCTTTGGTTCCTTGCCTTCGATGGTGTACATTCGATCGTAGAGTTTATTGGCTTCACGAATGGTGTACTCCTTAAGTTCCAGCATTTCTTTTTGAATCTGCTTGAATTTGGATGCTGCGTGTAGTGTAAAACTATCCTTATCGGCTCGGAACTGCTTTTTACCTTTTTCGTAGTTGTCAGCTTCAGCCTGTTTGCGACGTGCGAGTTCTGCCTGAAGTTCATCTGCAGTAAGGGCACTCAAATCAATTTGCGGGGGGGTTAATGTTTCTGTGTTCATAATTAATTTTGTTTTTTATAGAATTCTTTGATTGTGGAAGGTGCATCATTGGCACATTTAACTACATCTTTAAGAAGCTGCAGAAATTCTGGATTTTGAAAACTGGCTCTTACTAAAAGGAAGATTAAATTCGAATACTCACCTTCCATCATAATATCTGTGGTGTTCTTATCTAAATTAATTTTCATATAAAACCCGGACAATTCGTGCCTACTTTTCAATTCTGCTTTTAAATCTTCCTCTGTAAAGTCAGTTAGTTCTGGAATAACAGATTTTTCATCTGTGGATCTTGCTTGGAGTTCAACTTTTAATTTAAAGCTTGATACTTCCTTAATGTCGATTTTTTGTGTTGTCTCACTCATTTTGCGATTGTTTTAGTTATTAAATGGTTTTAAAATTTGCCAACCATTGTTATAGATCAGCAGGTTTCTTTCACTATCATACTGGAGGCTTGGCCGTGACCAGTGATGATCTTCTATTTCATCCATCACTTTGTTTATTTTCTCCCAAAGCCTCTCAGAAAGCTTTAAGCGGCCATTGATGTACTGATGGATCAGGATACATTCTTCCGTTGTTAGATTTCCGGAGAAATGGCGGCTGTAGCAAATGGCATCCAATAAAGAGTGATGTGTGTATTTTTTCATATTAATTGAGTTGGGGGATAATATTCAGTTTGCGTGCCTGGTCCATCAGCGGTGGACAGCTGAGCATAAAAATGTTGAGCGTTTTTTCGTTATAAAGTGCCATTGATGTAGTTGGATCCAACACGGATTCATATTCTCCTATTTCGCTCCACCATTCGTCCTCCAGTCGGGAAATCTCGAAAAGAAACCATTTGTTCAATGCGGTGTTTGCTAAAAGCTTTTGTAAATCCTTTGGATTGTGCGCCTTGTTACAGCAGTATTTTAACCATAGCTGAAAAAGTTTGTCTTCATATTCAGCTTGAGATAATGTCAACAGTTTTGCGATTGTGTTTTCCATTGTTATTTTTATTAAAGTGATCCTTCCAATTCTTTTACGCCTTCTTCCCAAATGATGTAAGGTTTACCGCCACCATAGCGACTTACGGCGCTTGCTATATAGCTATCAATATGTATCTTAACATCGGCATCGTACCGAACAAATTTTGCGGGACGGCCTTCTGGATGTTTCCCTTCAGCATGGGAAAGAAAAATGAACAGCACGTCCGGAAATTCTTCTTTCAATTCTTTATACTGGGCCTTTGTTAATCCGCTGTACTGAAAGCTGTCAATAATTGCGATTTTTGGCGCTTTAGGCCTCCGTAGCCTATTTTTCATTTCTTCAATGGGTTCACGGTTCAAAACAATTATTTTGCGACTGTAGCCCTTTAAATAGCTTTGCTTCACCGCACGTTGGAATGATTTTCTAGCGCCTTCTTCCAAAGTATTGTACAGCACCTTTCCTGTTTTGGTCAACTCCTTGGCAAGCTTGAGGGCGAAACGGGTTTTTCCGTTTCCGGAATGTCCCCAAATCATCCACACACCGCTGCACTCTGGTATTCCAAAGAGCGCTTCCCAATCTTCGCTAACTTCAAGGTCCGTGAACTTCATTTTATATATATCGTTTATCGACAATGCCCTTTTAACTTGCTTTGCCATGAATACGTTTCTCTTTTTGGATTTCTATGTACACGCGCGTGAGCGATCCGTTTGTTTTTGCCCACAAATCTTTCATGCTCATTTGGCAATTGTTAGCCGCGGCTACTTGGGCCATTTGTCTCTTTAGGAATTCGCGTACTGCCAATTCCCCTTCAGGAGTAACACGTTGGTACCGGCTGCCGAATCTTCTGAATACTTCAGCAAATCCCACTTTTTTAAGGTTACGTGATCGGTTTAGTTTTTCCTTTAGTCCATCTGCACCCATCATATACCACGCGCATGAAAATTCGGTAGCATTCCACAATGCCTTTAGTTCTAAAAAGGCGGGGTATTCCAAATCTCCAGCTTCATCAAGAATTACCAATGGCGTTGTCATAGACCGTATGTAATGGGTTAAATCCTCGTAAATGGTGGAGTATCTTCCTTCGTGATCAATCCCGAATTCCTTGGCAATTTGCTTAATGAGCTTTTGACGGCTTTTTACTTGAGAGCAATCGATATAGACAGCATTTCGATGTTCCTTGCAGTACTGTTTTGCAGTGTGGCTTTTACCCAAATCGGCATTATCACAGAAAATACTGGAGATGGAATTCTCCTGGCATGCTTCCAGTTGAGCATATAGAAATTCGAAGGCTTCCGTTTTAGCCGTGTTCCAAGCATTGAATGGATTCTCAGGAACATTTAGTTTTCTTGCCAACTGTCGCAGTTTGCTATCACTTACTACACGGTCCATCTCTCCGTGAAGCAATCTGCTGAGCTGTGATGGATTAATATCAAAGGTTACCGCCATTTTATTGTTGGAGGTATAGTTTGATGATTGATCCTTCAGGGTTTTTACTATTCTATCTTTAAATTCTTGTCTCATAATTGCGATTTTAGAGGCTATTGAATGCGTTTTCTTTTATTGAATTTTGTGAATCCACTTCGCTATAATCAAAGTCATCATCATCTACTGGTACCGTTTTCACTATTTCTACATTTTCCGGTAAATCAAGTGCTGCAGTATTTTCAATTATTGCAGGTTTGCCAATGTAGTTTCGACCTGCCTTTATTGTTTTATCGAATTCCGATACATATTTGGCTTGGTTTAAGTAGGCGATTTCGTCTTTTTCGGTTTGTTCGGCTTTGGCTGTTTGGTAGTTTTCCAATCCCTTACACGAGCAGATAAATACATCATCTTGATATAAATGGATAGTTTCAATTCCGGATGATGCAGGAATGTAATATGCCATCACATTCAGGTTGTTGGTTTTTAACCTTTCCAGAATTTTTACTGAAGGGAGTGTGTATTTGTGATTGTTTGCAAATAGATATTGCGATCTTCTGATACTGGTTTCAATACCTACACCGATATATTTTGCAAGTAATGATTCGTCATATTTTGCGAGTTTTGGGTTTAAGTGAAACATCAGAACTTCCATTCTGGACATTCCTTTGTACTTCTTTTGGTTTGGATGTTTGGCGTTATTAAACTGTTGGATAACCGCTAAATCATCCGCAACAAGTTCTTTGTATTCGTAGTATTTCTCCTTGAAATTATCGTTTTCGGCATCAAAGATTTTTTCCTGTTTAACTCGGTTGGCTTCCAGTTTTGAATAGAAACGGCCAATTCCATCTTGATACTTTTTCTCGTAACCGTATTTTTTAACACGGTGCATGCTTTCCGCATACTTTTCCTGAGCATTCCCCGGATTCGCCCATCTAACAAAAGGGAAAACATTTCCGGCTTGCATAAGGGTATGTTCAAAATGCTTAACCAAGTGGTTTTCCACTTCCATTTCCATAGGAATACCGATATCATTTCGGTGTAGGAAGCGAAACATATCTCGCATACAGTCCAGGAATAGATCAGTATCTTTTTTCTTGCTGTAGGAAGCTCCAATACAGGCACCGGAAGCTACGTCATAAGCGTAGTATGCTTTTACACGTTTGCCATTGATCATTTTGCGAGGTAGATCCCTATCATCCATCGAGATTTTTGAAAGGCTGTAATTGGGCTGATCGCGGTGATGGTGTGGGCGATGTGTTGAATTGAATTCGAGCGCTCCTGAACGGTAGCTGTCTACAAGCACTCTATTTTTAGGATCGTTTATATAATTCCACACAGTGGCCTCACTAATTGTTACCGGCATTCCATCTACCATAAAATCTTCCCTATCAAATAATTCTCCTGTTTTGGTATCGACCACCTCAATGGCACCTCCAAGAAATTGCATATATAGATCGTGCACGGAGTTGCTGTATGGTTTGTTTGGAAGGGTGTAAAGACTGAGGATGAGTTTTTCAATCTGGACGGTAACCTTTCGGCTGTTATCGTTGCACCATTTTTTGGAGATCAGTGCTATGTGGCCATCCTTTTTATATTCGTTGTATTTGTTCTGGATCCTGCGGGGGTTTGTTGGCAGGGTATGGTCCATTTTATTTTTATCGATGGAATTCACGGCATCGGCCACTTTATCCCAAAGCTTGGTGGCTTTACTTCCCAATGCTTTTTTACGTCCGGATCTATTTTTGATAATAGTGTCGATGGTATTGAGAATGTGGGCATCGTTGCAATATTGAAGCTGCGTGTCCGGGGGAAGATTTCTACCATCGGGCAGTTTGTACTTACTGAAAAAAGACGGGGCCATGTGATCGAGCTCGATACGATCCTGGAATTTGGATTCCTTTACTTTGAGATAAGGATCTCCAACTTTTTCGATGATCGCTTCTTTAAATCGATCGGGGATACTGTCGAATGCAACTAACGCTTTTGTGCCTTTGCACCCACGGCGAACTGTTTCTATCTGGCCCCGCGATTTCAATTGTTTATAATTGGCAGTGGATAATATTTTTTGCTTGGTTAACCAGGCTACTTCAAAACATAATATGTTATTGTAGTACATCATACTGCCTGATTGATTTTTTCCTGAATTTTCTTTTCTCTCTTTTCAATAATACCATTGACTGCAGCATCAATACTTTCAATGTCATTTTCACCATTGAACCATCGCTGAACTGTGTTTCTGTGATACTCAGTTATTTCGCAAATTGTTTCAATATCTCCCCACTTCAATTTTTTTCGGAGGTCAGTACGTTGCTGTTTTTTACTTGGTTTATTTTGCATAACTTTGGTTTGTTATGGCAAATATAGCGACATAATTCGCTTTTAAAAAATAAAAATGCAAGAAATTTCGCTTTTTAAGAAAAATATCCTTGAATTCATTGAATTTAAAGGGATTCGCAAAAGCGAGTTTTATCGAATGACAGGTATAACTCGTAGTGTTTTGGACAAAAATTCAGGTCTTACAGAGGATAATGTGGCGAAATTTATCGCAACCTTTCCAGAGGTAAATTTGGAATGGTTTGTTACTGGAAAGGGTAAAATGTTGAAGGAAAATTCCGAAGAAAATGTTAAACAGGAAAAATACTTAGGCGTACAGGAAAAACCCTTTTTTTATGAAAAACAAAAAGGAAATTTGCCTTCTGTAATAACTGTAGATTCTCAAGGCGAAGAAAATATTTTAATGGTACCGGTGGCGGCCAGAGCCGGATATTTATCTGGTTATGGTGATGCTGATTATCTGGCGACCCTTCCAACTTACAGAATGCCAAAATTACAAAATGGAACATTTCGAATGTTTGAAGTTGCAGGTCATAGTATGTACCCAACTATTCACCAAGGTTCAATTGCAATTGGTGAGTGGGTAGAAAACTGGAAAGACATCAAGGACAATCAAATTTATATTGTCGTTACTGCTGAAGATGGTATTGTTATTAAAAGAGTAATGAACCGGATCGAAAAATATAATAAC